GTATCATAATGTGCTTGATCGCCAAATCCAGATACAATATTACCGGGACTTCTTCCATCTAATGCACCATAGTTATATACTACCGTCTCGTAATCTATAGTCATTCTGTTAGACATTGTGCCACCACTTTCAGCATAGTTATAAGTGTCATGTCCAAAGCTAGTAATAACTGGGTTAATTAATGTATATGCAGTAAAGTTATGTTGATTGAATCCGAAAACTGTGATATTTTTAAAGAATGGCTTCTTTACACCACTGCTGTCATTTTGTCCACCTGAGAAACCCCAATCATCGTCTCCCGTGATTGATTCTTTATAGATGTTTCTAGTGTTATAATTGGTAGCGTTAGATTGCACACCTCCCCCACCTGAGGATAGCACCGAACCCGGTTTAGCAGTATCGTTATAATAATACCTATAATATGCTTCCCACAACTTAGTTGCTTGGTTTCCATTGTCATCATGAAAACTAATTTCTATAGGTTCATACTTGATTTTAGTTTGTATAATTCTCTTTCTATTGTATTGATTCATCGTATAGTTGCCAAAATTAAATTGAGGCAATTTAATTTCTTTTACTAACAAGCCAAAGTTAGTTTGTTCTCCGGCTGAAGCGTTTAATTCAAAATAAGTATGAAAGAGGAATTTAAGTTTAGGTGCGTACTGGTACGAATTTGTTCTAAACGTTTTTGCTGCGTGGGTATAATCTCTTAGAACTGCGTTAGGTAGACCACTGCTTCCGCCGCCGTTTGCACCAGCGATAACGTCGGAAACTGAATTAACGAGTCCAGAGGCTGCGTTAACAGTTCCGACGATACCACGAGCAATACCGGTTACTTCATTAAGAAGGTCTTGATTGAAGCCCGACATGCGAACTAATAGCCTTTATTAAGAAGTAGTACCACCGATACCTGTTACGGAACCAGTAGAACCATCTGCAACACGATTGACCGGTGCGCCGACGCCAGAACCCAGAGGTGCCTGAATTGCGTTGTCGAAACGAATTGTCAAAGCGATAGTGACTGGTTCGTTAGTGCCATAGTTCAATGTGTTATAGTTAGCAACTTGGATGAAGCAACCATAGCATTCCCAAGTTTCAAGAACTACCGGAGCGGAAGTACCATTACCACCGTCTAGAATTTCAATGTTAAGCTGGAACTTATAGTCTTGACCAGTTGCAGCAGAGGCCTGCTCAACAAAGTCAAGTTGCTTTTGAATTTGCTGACCAACTGCCTTAGATACTGAGCCTGAAGCATCATCACGAATATTGACAGAAAGAGTCTGCCATTGATGCTTACCAGCTAGATACAATGTTGAGTTGTAAACTTGAAGTGGGATTTCTTGGAAAGTCACATTAGGACGTGAGCAGTCAATTACTTGCTTAGTTAGTGCTAGACCAGCAGTTGACCCCAGACCAAAGTTCAAGAAATTAAGTCTGAATCTGAACTGTAGTTTAGGCATCAACAAGCCCTGATTGCCACCAGCATTATCAGATGCGACAGTCATGTTGAACAATGATTGTGAGGCTGTTGCCATTTTATATTCTCCTGTTATAAGTATTTATCATTTGAGTTGAGCAGCCCTAAAGCTGCTCAACTCTGTATTACATTATCCGTTATTGTTAGAAATTGTACCAGTGTTCAAAATACGAACCGGAATGTAGATGAATTCAACTGCCTTAACAGGTTCAATTGCAACGTCTACCCAAAGTTCATTTCTATCAATGCGGGCCGGTGTGTTATTCGAACTATCGCATACGACCAAGAAGTCATATACACCACGCTTTGCTACCAAGTCAACAAAGAGTGACTGAATGACACCCTGAATCTGCTGACGAGTTAATGCATCGTTTGGTTCAAATACGAATGGTCTTGCGATAAGTGTCAATTGACGACGGATATAAGCAACAAGTCTTGCAACATTGATTCTGTCAAGTGCAGTGGTTGTTGTAACACTTGTTTTGTTACCGTAGTTAAGTAGACCATTACCAGTGAAGAACACCATTGGATTGATTTGATTCGTGTATAGAACATCACGAATACCAACACTAGTCTTAATAGCAACGAACTCACCAGTGACCGGGCTTACATAGCCGATATTCGTTGCGTTGTCGATTAGACCACGACGAGTACCGGCTGGTGCGAACCAAGGATAAGCAATAGTATCATTACGCAAGATAGTGCGAATCATCATATGTGATGCAGGAACTGCAACAAGATTGCCGCTCAAGTCAGTAGTGAGACCTGATGGGTAGAATAGACCCATATAAGTATCACGAGTTACAAGACCGTCTTCACCTGTAGTAGTTGCGCCTGCTGCATTAGATGCCCATGCTGCAATTGCGGTTGCATCATCTGGAAGTCTCATTGGAGTATCACCGACGATGAATCCAGTGTCGCCTCTATCGTTGTTGAGTACAATCATGTTAGGCTGCAATTCAGGATAGTTTGGAGTTGCAATCAAGTTGAATGCATTGTCTTCATCACGAATTGCACTATTAGTGTCAATTACTTCACGAAGTGCCTTAACAACCATTGCTCTTTGTGCCTTACGACCCATGTACGGAGCACCATTAGCCTGTAGACCAGAAACACTTACCCAAGTATCAGTGATAGTTGGAGTTTCTGCATCAGGGAAACGGATGTTATTGAAGTAATCGGAACGATATTGCTTCACGTTGTATCCACTGCGACGAGTGTTGAACAATAGCATACCTACCGGATAGATACTTGCTGATGGGGCATCCAAGTCCAAGTTATTGCTTGTTAGCAAGCTCTTGATTGTTGGAATCGGATCATTAGCTGGGTTGATAGTGTTTTGATTAGTTGACCAACGAGCGTCAGCGAACAATACGCCAGTTGAGCTTGTTTGATCAGTGTTATCAAGAGTTACCCAAACATCCTTGCCGTTGACTGACTGCCAGCGATTGATGATTGGATAGTTTTCTAGATCACTAGTGTCAATCCAAATATCACCATACTGAAGTGCATTGCCAGTTGATTGAGTAGTTGGCATACTTGTGCTTACGATTGGTCCGTTAGGATCAGTTAAGTTAGTGCCACTAGGTAGGGGGAAACCACTGCTATTATAATTGACATTGCGATAGCCCTTCCATCCACTTGAAGTGTTTACCATGATATCAACTTGGTCAACTACTGAGTAAAACCAGTTAGTCATGTCAGCAGGAACCGCAGTTGGTGCACCTTCGTTAGCAATCATTGTGAATTCTTGCCAGTTTGAAAGCTGTGTTGAATAAGCAGGGGCGCCAGTTCCTGTATAATATTCAATTGCAGTTACTGCGGTAGTGATATTGTTGATTGCTGTTACTTTAACTACCAAATCATTAGCAGGAGAAGTACCACCTAGCTCAGTTCCACTAAATGTTACTCTATCACCTACTGTGTAGTTGGTGCCACCGCTAACAAATGTAGTAGTGTTTACATTATACTGCTGTTCAATGTTAGCTACGTTGATACGCAATCCAGTACCACTTCCAGTAGTTGAAGTTTGTAGTGGAGTATAGGCACGGGTAACTGGACGACCTTCCTTGACACCTTGTGTTGTACCGACAATGAACCCTGCATCATGCATCAATCCATTGCTGTAACCAGTTGTAGGATCAATGTCGCTGACTACAATAACTCCGCCTTCAGTGTGAGAAAGCTGGATTTCACCAGTATCAAGTACTGTTGCAGTAGTGAATGGTGCACCTGCTGCTGCCCATGCAGTTACAAACTGAGTTGCAGTTGCATTGTCAGGAACAGTAATAGTATATGCAGAGCTTAAATCAGTTGACCCTGGGATAGAAACATAGATATATGAAGTGTATGTACCATTTGTAAGAGCAGGAACAGAACTACCAGTCACGATAGTTGCACCAGTTGCAATTCTTTCCCAATAATAGAGAGGAGCAATAGTTCCATCATTAGTAGTGGCATCAAAGTTATACTGAGTATACACGCTACCAGCCGGGATAGCTTTACCACCCGTTGAATCCATTGATGCAATTGCATTCCAGTCATTAACAGCGTAGCTTACTGTAGCTGAATTCCAAGTAGCAGTAGCACTGCTCCACTGTGAAATCACTGAATTCAATCCATTACCTGATTGACCGACCTTGATCCAAACTGAACCAGATGGACGAGGATAAGTCTGACCAGTTTGCCATAATGGCTGTTGAGCAGATGTTCCATAAGCAAAAGCAGGCTGATAATATGTTCCAGCCGGCATGCCTAGATCAGTTAGTACTGTACCTGTTCCAGCAGTGATAACAATCTTAGGAGGATTATTGATTGCACCAGTTTGCTTTGAGAAAATCTGTAGTTTTCCACCAACTACTGCGGCAGAAAGATAAGTATAACCCAAGTTATTGATTGCATCTGCGATAACAGATACAACGTTATTTGGTGAACCCTGAACTGTAATAGTGTAAGCATGACCCCCGTCAATGCTAATGTTGAAACTATCACCTGGCTGCAAAGTTGGGTTAGAGTTAGTGGCCTGAATTGTTGGAGTAGATGCTAACCAAGGAGCAGTACCGAGACGAACCCATGTATTAGTATTATCCTTATAGAAGAACTGACCTGAATCTAGTGCAGTTGCATATGAATAAGTTGGGATAGCGTTTACTGCGTAATCTCCGATGTTTCCTAGACTTGATACCGGAGAGCCACCTGAGATGTATGCAGGATTAGTAATGACGATTGGATTCATAAGTGAGAATTGACCAGTTGTTTGATCAAACTCGTAAATGCCCCAAGTTGAATTAGTTGTGTCTAACCACCAAGTGCCGTCGGCAGGTGCACCAGTTGGGCGACCTGTTTGACCTACGAGACTTGCTAGGTCAATATCTGCTCTTAATGTGTATACACGATTAGTTACACCAAGTGCAGAATATGCAGCAAGTAGACCATATTCATTGAGTTCATAGCCCTGAATAGGAGTACCAGTTGATGTTGTATAGAAGAATGGGTTACCGTAAATAGTAACCAAATCGCGCTGACTAGTAACTTCGTAGAGCTTACCAGCATTTGCAGCAGTCGTGCCAGCAGCTACAGCGGTTGACGTAGGATCAGCCTTGTTCTGTGCAGTAGCAAGCACGATAAGAGGAATCGAGTTTGTTGGTGCCGGAAGATATTGACTCTGGTCAATAACTGTAACTTCTACACCTGGAGATACTAGTGCCATATTATATTTTCCTTTTGTATGATTCTGAGGTTTACCACCTATTCCCAATGCTAGTACATTGAGATTCTAATGATTATTTATTAAAAAAATCAAAAAAGCGTGGCTAAGCATACCTTCGAAGGTTTTATTGATAAGTAATAGTATGCTAAAACGGCCTATCTGCAAGACTTGTAACAAGAACTATTGCGCCGTCAACTATAAGAAGAACGGTGTCACTCATTACCGTAGTATTTGCGATGCTTGTGGTAAGAACAAGCCCAAAAAGAAGGCACAGGTTCATACTTGGGAGAAAGCTGGGTACAAGAAAAAACCCGCATGTGACTTATGCGGGTTTAAGAGTTTGTATCCTAGTCAAATGATTGTCTTTCACATAGACGGCAATTTGACAAATGTTTTATTGAGTAATCTTCGCACTATATGTCTCAATTGTGTCGAGGTTGTGAAGCGCAAAGAAGTTACTTGGAAGCGCGGCGACTTAACCGTTGATTATTGATTCAATCTGCTGATGCAGACTGTCAATTGGTCCGTTGTTGTCGAGGTGATGGTCATATTCTAGACCAACGCTAGAATATTCACTAGCATGAACCTCAAACTTCTCTATTTGCTCTAGGCAATGAATCTTCACGGCTTCATCATTTGTAGTGTTCAATATTTCTGCAATATCTAACCAATTTGGAATCTGACCACGATGAGTTCGCATAGTGATTCCACCTGCATTTTTGATGGCAGCAAGTTCGTTTTTAAAGCGACAGTCAGTGATGACGATATCTTCCTTGATATTGCGTAGTTTGTTCTCTACGGATGCAACCCAAATGTCATCGTGAAATGACTTACGAGCAACTTCTGTACCCCACTGCTGTAGGACCCAGCGAGGAGTTAGATGAGGAATGTTGAGACGATTAGCCCACCATTCATCAACCTGCTCACGCCATTCTCTACTATGCTTAGTTGAACCTTCAAGAAGTTCTCGGTCCCAATCAAAGATTGCAGCAACAGCATCCTTAAGTGCTGCTGCGAAGCTCATACGCTTGAAGCCATGTACGGTGCAGAGATAATCTGCTGCGGTGTCTTTGCCTGATCCAATCAGGCCTGTAATTCCTATAATCATTCTTGTAATATAACACAAGTATGTATAGATGTCAAGCCTTAACCTTGTACCCAAGTCAATGGTTGGCTGTAATCCACATAGTTCTTGAGGTCAAGTAAAAGTGCTTCTTGAGCCTTCATGCCCTCAGCCTTCATTGCAGTACCGTTTAGTGTAGTGCCGCCACCTGGACCAGCAATACTACCAAACTTTTCACGAGCCTCACCGATGATGCACTTCAACTGTGCAAGAATAAAGTCGCCTAACCAAACGCCCGCCCCCGGATCTTGAATAAGAACTTCTTCTGGACGCTGAATATCAGCCCAGATCAGAATACGTTCGCCTGTACCCTTAAAGTCTCGGGTAACGCGAAGAACCTTAGTGACTGGATCAAATGTATACGTGACATAGCCACCGAACATACGAGCAGCAAGTTCAACGTAGCCTGCATAAAAGTCATACGTAGCCATGCCACCGGTATAGTTGTAGTTCAATAGATAGGTGTTGAGAATAGCACTTGAGAACGGATCAAACGAACTTGAGCTTGGACCAGTTTCTAGCCCCACAGTGCGTCTAAACAAGGATCTAACGTTGATAAACTCTTGTGGTAGAGTATATGTATCTACGTTCTTGATGACTGTCATAAGAGTGTATGACTCTTGTGTAGCGTTTTGCGCTCTTTGACGATAGACCTTGATAGCGTAGTTATATGCAGCTTCGTAATGCTCTGGATCAAGCTCTAAGTCAATAATGTCTCCGCCCAAACGCAAACGAATATTCTCAAACAGTGCTTGCTTGAGTTCTGGTAGATTATAGTTGGTTGGAGTATCTAAAATATTTGCAGCCATAGTGTTTCCTCGTTATGTTTATTTATCAGGAAACACTATGACCTTTATTCTCTTTCATGATTTGACTGTTGAGCCAAATGCGACCATCAGTATCCCATGTGTCACCTGTAGGATGGTGCTCATTATAGGGACAGACATGTTCCCCTTGTTGTTTGGGGTTTTCCTTGTTTGGAATGTAGATCGTAAAGACCTGACATTCCAAACAATAACTAGGTCCTAAACCCATATTAGGCTACTGAATACTCTGACTGCTTTGAAGCAACACACTCACACACATCACGGACGGTGTGAAGGTTTTCTGCATCATCATCACTGATCAAGATATTGAATTTTTCTTCAAGTGTCATTACTAATTCAATAACATCAAGTTGGTCACCGCCGAGGTCACGGATGAGTTCGTCTTGTTCATTCACTTCATCCTTACCAAAATGTTCAGCCAAAATCTTCGTTACTACTGGACAAACCATTACAGGTCGCCTTCTTTGCGGTTTTCAGAATAGTGAGCATCAAACTTGCCGCCGGGATAACGAGCTTCCAGCTTGTTAACATTTTCAGCAAGTACTTCGTTCGGATCGAGTCCAAGTGCATTGCAAGCATTAGTCCAGTACCAAGCAATGTCACCGAGTTCACGCTTAAGATGAAATACCGTATCGTCCGACAAAGGTTTACCCTGGAACAACACTTTCTTAACAATCTCTTGGAATTCTCCTCCTTCGCTTCCTAACCCAATTCCGGATGTAAGCAATAAGGGAATATTGACTCCGGTTGTTTCATCCAGTTCCTTTACGCGGGACACAAATGCATCTACTGCTTTACTAGGGTCCGAACAAACGGTAAGAACAAAATCGGCGTACTTATTAAGATCAATATTATTTGACATATGTTTCCTTCTTAAAATGCCTTAAGGATGACCATATCACTGTTGAAGCGACCATTCGGCACAGCTTCAACAGCCTTGATCTCCTTGAAATACTTACGAGCAGCAGGCTTACTACCCATCAGTGCCTTAATCTGTTCAGCAGGCTTACGAAGCGACTTGATGCCGCTTTCCTTCTTGTCAAAACCGATAACAGTGTTACCCTTGACCATCAGGCACTTGCTGTAGTCATCTGCAACATAGTGGTGCATTTTTCGCTTTTTAGTGTCATAGACCCAAGCCTCAGTAGACTGATGCAGTTTGACGGGGCTAAGACCAGTCAAGTCAATACGAAGCGCATCGTCCTTGAATGCCTTGCAATACTTGAGCTTTGCAACAACCTTTTCAACAGGCACAGCCTTCTTAGCACGAGGCTTCTTAGCAACCTGCTTGAGACTGATATAACCATTGAATTCAGCAATGATGTCTTCAATCACCTTGATAGCATAACGAATCTGCATCTTGCTATGGTTGCTGTAGCCCTCATTCAACTGGCTATCCTTACCAGCCTGAACTTCAAGGTACTCGTCAAGGAGACGTTGATAACGCTTGATAGCAGGGGCAATATGCTGGGGAAGCACATTACGAGCAGACAGTGCGCCCACAACACGCTTATCAATGTTGAAGTCCTTAGGCATACCATTAGCAATGAATTCGTCAAACAGTGCTTCAATGTCGCCAAGTGCTTCATCAGCCTTTTCACGCATGATTTCCTGAATGCTACGCTTGTTGGTCTTAGGAGCTTCAACCGCTTCTTCATTCTCAACAGGCTCGTCCTTAACGCCTGCCTTAGCAAACGAGATAAGACGATCAATAGCAGCCTTGATGAATTCAACCTGCTTGTCAGTGATAATCAATCCGCGAGTAGCACAACGGGCGACCCAACCAGCAGTCGTAACCATACGATTGTCAGGAGCCTTGCGGACGAGCTTGAGAGTTTCCTTGTCAGTCTTGTTATTTTCAAGATACTGGATCAAGAAATCCTTAGCATCTTTGTGAGTGCAGAAGCGCGAATACCAGTTGTACGTTTCACTAAGAATGCTCTGGCGACGATCTTCATCAGGCTGATGATCGCTGAAACTGGGTTCGGGACCATAACGCAGAACGTCAGGATCCTTAGGACGAAAGTCCTTAACCAAGCTGTTACCACTTGCAGCAAGCGCAATGCCCTTACCAACACGAACAGTGGTCTTCTTGGGCTTGCGAGTCTTGATCATTGCGGGGCGACGAGCCATTTGTATCTCCTAAGTTTTCAGCTTATATATCTTTATACACTAGCCGCAGGTGTTTGTCAACCGAAAAATTAGGTAATTTGAATTTTACGGTGTTCATTTCGGTTGGTGAACAAGCAGACACCCTTCGCCCGAGTTAGGTCAGCAGCAGCCTGAGGACTGTTATCCCAAAAGTCAAACAAATCTTCTTTAGTGATACCTTCTTCGCAATCCATAGCGTAGATTTCATAGCTACGCTCTGCATTGAAGCGGGCCCGCATCATCATAGAACCTAGGATATCGTCAAGTGGATTCTTACCTGTAGGTTCTTCCTTGAGAATTTTCCACATGTCGAACTTGGTCTGGTCTTCATACTGTGTGATGGGCACGATAGCTTCAATACCGTGACAGTTCCACATGAAGAGGTAAGCGTTAGTAGTCATAGTTGCTTCCATCTCCTGCAAGCTCAGGACAATCTTCATTGTCTAGATAAATCGTTTCAGTTGAGCCGTCACTATATCCAAGTGTAAGCCCGTTCTTCAACAGATTTACCAGGTTGTCACTAACAGTCTGACAATCATTGCAGATTGCAAGGAAACCCTGCTTATCAGTAGGCTGTCCACAGTTAACACAAGTGTTCATGTCAAATATCCTCAACAGTTAGATTGTCACGAGAGGCTTCCCATGCACGACGAAGATAGTCATAGTGAATGTAGGGGTCCTCGTTGGTGTATGCGAACGAAGGAACAAATTCCTCCCGAAACCATTCTTCAAAAGTCATCACCACCCATGCCCTCCACGAATTGCTTCATCAATTTCCTGCTGCGTAAACTGACCACCGCTACGATCAGGGTTACGGGCCCAGCTATCTTCAATAGCCTTCTCACGAATGCGGCGAAGTTCAGCACGAAGACGAAAGATTTCTTCGGCGTAGCGTTCATGACCATAGATATCACCGTGAATGTCTGCACGGATATCATGTTCCATTTCGTAGATGAGTTCTTGAAGGGTCTGCTGAGTCATATCACTATCTCCTTGCTATACATTCGTTATAGCAGAATGGGTAACCGATGTCAACCGTTTTTTAGTGCTTTTCTACCAGGTGTTGCATAATCCTTGTTTGTAAAGGTCTTGTGAATATGGCAACATGCACACAGTGTTTGTAGATTCTCAGGTTCATTGTTTGATGGGTTACCATCAATGTGGTCTACCTGCAACATAGCACTGACCGTAATTGTAGTAGTGCATTCAAATCCCAAACGAGCATCAATATTTTCACAATATGTTTTGCGCTGATGAAGATAAGGATGAAAGCTATTGCGCCAGTCGATAGCAGTCAGCCCCTTTTTTGCAGCTTGATGTTCGGTGTGGTGAGGTTCGCACCGCTTTCTAAACATAGGAGTCCCATCGTTACGATATCGCCCCATATGTTGGCCCGGGC